ACACGATCCGCCCACAAATGGGCTGCCGTATCTGGGGCTAATTGATTGGGGCTTCGGCCCCTATCTCTGTTATTAACATTGAAAGGAAATTATCATGGCTCTCCCTAATGGTTCAGGTGGTTATCAACTAGGCGACGGTAACGTCGGTGAAGCACAACTGTTTGTGCAAGGCGCTCCTACAGCATTGACTGCTGACGCAACTTTGACTGCTGCTCAACTGGCCAATGGCTTGTTCACTAGCGACTCTGCTGCTGACATCACTGCAACTTTGCCCACCGTGGCTTTGTTGGAAGCTGATATTAGCAGCGCTGCCAAAGTAAACGCAGCTTTTGAGTTTGCAATCGTAGTTGTCGATGCTGCCTATCAAGTCACCGTTGCCGCAGGCACAGGTTGGACTTTGGTTGGAAACATGGTTGCGCTGGAAAGCACATCTGCTCGTTTCCTCGCCCGTAAAACTGGCGAAGGTACTTGGACTTTGTACCGTATTGCCTAAACTTAAATGGGGGCTTCGGCCCTCATTTTTAAAGGAACAATTATGATCTCTAATACCAAACCAATTGGTGTTGCTTTTGAAGACCAAGACATTATTGGGTCTAACTTTGTACTGTCTGGTGGTGAGTTGGGCTATACCGAAGAAGCAAGCGGCACAGTGACTCAATTGACAGACAAGTCCACAGCGGTCACGCTGAACAAGTCTGCTGGTCAGATCACACTGAACGGCGCCTCTTTGGCAAACATCACAAACGTTTCATTCACTTTGAACAACAGCACAATCAGCGCAAAAGACGTTATTATTTTAAGCGTGTCTTCTGGCGCTACCGCTGGTGCTTACAACTGCTGGATTTCTAGCAAAACCACAGGAAGTTGCGTAATCACAATTCGCAACCTTTCTGGCGGTTCGCTGGCTGAGGCTTTTGTACTCAACTTTGCAGTTATCCACGTTCTGTAAACCAAATGGGGGCTAATCACCCCCATTCTTAAATTATGATCATTTATCTTGAACATCCCGAACATGGCGCTAAAGTGGCGACTATGGATTTAGAGGCTGAGATGGATGAAAGAAATGGCTGGACTCGTTATAATCCAGACACGCCTTCTGAAACTGAAGCGGCTCCTGTGAACGTGCTGGAAGTTAAACGCCGTAGAAAAACCACTGCAGAGGTTTAAAAATGACAACGTACACCGCTGGCCAACAAATCGAACGGGCGCTTAGACTTCTCGGTGTGCTTGCTGAAGGTGAAACGCCCTCTGCGGCTACGTCACAAGACGCCTTGATGGCGCTTAACCAAATGATTGACAGTTGGCAGACTGAGCGTCTGTCGGTGTTTTCCACGCAAGATCAAATCTTTACATGGCCAGCAGGCTTAATTAGCCGCACCCTTGGCCCATCTGGTGACTTTATTGGCCTTCGCCCTATTTTGCTTGACGACTCTACATACTTTAGAGCGCCCACCAATGTCTCGTATGGCATTAAGTTTATCAATCAACAGCAGTACAACGGTATTGCTGTTAAGACCGTAACGTCCACTTACCCACAAGTGATGTGGGTCAACATGACGTTCCCTAACATCGAGATGTACGTCTACCCACGGCCTACACAAGATTTAGAGTTTCACTTTGTGTCGGTTGAAGAACTGAACAACCCCGCCAACTTGTCAACAGTGCTGTACTACCCACCAGGCTATCTGCGTGCGTTCACATACAACTTGGCCATGGAGTTTGCCCCTGAGTTTGGCGTTGAGCCAAGCCCCCAAGTGCAGCGCATTGCGATGACTTCTAAGCGTGACTTGAAGCGCATCAACAACCCTGATGACGTGATGGCGCTGCCTTACGCATTGGTGGCCAACCGCCAGCGTTTCAACATCTATGCCGGTAACTATTAATGAAGACGCCGATTCTTGGCTCTACTTATGTAGCGCGTTCTGTCAATGCGGCAGACGCTCGGATGGTCAATCTTTTTCCAGAGATTGTTCCAGAGGCCGGTAAAGAGCCTGCATTCCTAAACCGCGCCCCTGGCCTTAAACTGCTCAACACTATCGGCACTGGCCCGATCCGTGGCCTCTGGGCGTTCTCGTCTAACGACAGCACAGCTTTTGTGGTGTCAGGCACTCAGCTTTACAAGATCAACACTTCGTATGTGGCCACGTTAATTGGTACAGTAGTTGGTACTGGCCCCGTCAGTCTGGCTGACAATGGCACGCAATTGTTTATTGCGGCCAATGGCCCTAGTTACATTTACAACAACGCTACAAATGCCTTTGGCCAGATCACCGATTCTGACTTCCCAGGCGCCGTGACTGTCTGCTATTTGGACGGTTACTTTGTGTTCAATCAACCTAACAGCCAGTTGCTGTGGGTAACACAGCTGCTAGACGGCACGTCCATTGACCCACTTGACTTTGCCAGCACCGAAGGCTCGCCTGACGGCTTGGTGGCCGTGGTATCTAACTTCCGCGAGGTGTGGGCTTTTGGCACAAACTCGATTGAAGTTTGGTACGACTCTGGCGCAACAGACTACCCACTCCAGCGCATTCAAGGCGCGTTTAACGAGTTAGGGTGCGCTGCCCCTTACTCTATAGCTAAGATGGATAACGGCTTGTTCTGGCTTGGCCGTGACCGCCGTGGCCAAGGTATTGTTTACCGCGCTAATGGCTACGCTGGTGTGCGTATTTCAACCCATGCTGTTGAGTGGCAGATTCAGCAGTACGCTGATTTGTCGGACGCTATTGCCTACACATACCAACAAGACGGCCACAGCTTCTATGTTCTGGTTTTCCCTAGTGCCGATACGACTTGGGTTTATGACGCCGCTACGCAAGCCTGGCATGAGCGTGCAGGATTTGACAATGGCGATTTTACCCGTCACCGTGGCAATTGCCAGATGGCGTTTAACAACGAAATTGTTGTTGGTGATTTTGCAAACGGCAACATTTATGCGTTTGACCTAGATGATTACTCGGACAACGGTAGCATCCAAAAGTGGCTGCGTTCGTGGCGCGCATTGCCGACTGGCCAAAACAATCTGCGCCGTACAACCCAGCACATGATGCAACTCGATTGCGAGTCTGGTGTTGGATTAAATGGATCAATGATTCAGGAAACCATATATCTTCAAACCGAAGATGATAATTATTTAATTACCGAAAGTGGCGATTATTTAATTAGTGACGATACAACGCCTATTACTCAAGGTAGTGATCCTCAAGTGATGCTTCGTTTTTCAGATGATGGCGGTCACACATGGTCAAACGAGCATTGGGCGTCCATGGGCAAAATTGGCCAATATTACAAACGTGTAATCTGGCGCCGGTTGGGCATGACAACTAAGTTGCGTGACCGTGTTTATGAAGTTTCTGGCACTGATCCTGTGAAGATTGCCATCATGGGCGCAGAACTTATTCTGAGTCCAACGAATGCCTAGTCCTAACGCTACGCCAACGCCGATCACGCCACCACGGGTGCCGTTGATTGACCCACGCACGGGTCTGATTGATCGCGCCTGGTATTTGTTTTTCTTGTCGTTACAAGATATTGCAACGGCTGTTGTGGATGACGGCGGTACTAGCGCTGACACCATATCCTTGCTTGCGTCTTACGATGCGGCTTTGCTTACGGTCAACCAAGAGTTGCAAACCCTGCCACCAACGGCTGATTTAAGCGCTGAGTTGATTAAGCAGATCCAAGAAGCCAATCTTGTTGATTGCTGCTCGGCCTTGGTGTCTCAATCGGCTGAAATGCAAAAACAGCTTGATGCGCTTAATCTGCTACCACCACCCACACAAGGTACAGTCACCGCTGTGACGGCCACAGCGCCAGTAACATCGTCTGGCGGCATTGCACCTGACATTAGCCTTGCGGCTGGCTATGGCGACACGCAAAACCCTTACGCTGCCAAGACTGCTAACTATGTGTTGGCTGCGCCTAACGGCTCATCGGGCGTGCCTACATTTAGGGCTTTGGTGGCCGCTGACATTCCCGCCTTGCCTTACGGTGGGGGTACGGTCACTAGCGTGTCTGTTGTGTCTGCCAATGGCTTTGCTGGCACTGTAGCCACGGCCACCACCACGCCGGCAATCACGCTGACCACCACAATTACTGGTTTGCTTAAAGGCAACGGCACGGCAATTTCTGCCGCCGTGGCCAATACAGATTACATGGGCGTTGGCGCACCAATCACCAAAACCGCTGACTTTACGGTTGCCAACGGTGAAATTTGGTACATCAACAACAAGTCAGGCTCGACTTGCACTGTGACTTTGCCAGCCGCATCGTCATGGAC